TCTATTGATGGTATGCGTAAGAGTGGTCGCCTTACCCCAGGTCATCCTGGTCATCCAAAAGATTTAAACGGCTTTTCTATAATCTGTGGTCTAGATCCAGCGATGGTTGGAGATACCGCAGCTATCTGTTATGCGATAGATCGCATTAACCATAAGCGTTATATAGTAGATGCTATAAAGATTACTAGACCTACCCCAGCACAAATTAGAGATTTAATATTTAACTGGACCTCTATCTACGGTCCTAGCGAATGGATTGTAGAGCGAAATGCTTTCCAGTCATTCTTAACCCAAGACGAAGGTATTAGAAGTCACCTTGCAACTCGTGGTGTTATATTACGAGAGCATCATACTGGTAACAATAAGTGGGATGCAGGATTCGGTGTAGCTTCTATGTCTACCTTATTTGGAACTAAGCAGCACGATGGTAAGCACCATAGAGATAATCTAATGCACCTTCCAAGTGATCAAACTGAAAATGTTAAATCATTAATAGAACAGTTAATTACTTGGTCACCTACTACCAAAGGCAAGACCGATATGGTTATGGCTCTTTGGTTCTGTGAGATTAGAGCAAGAGAGATGTTGAACCAAGGTATACACGCTAAGCATCATATGAGTAACCCTTTCCTATCTTCTTCAGAGAAGCGTAAGAGAACAGTTATAAACATAGATGAGATGCTTAATGAAAAGCAACGTACCTTTATTTAAGGAGAGCAATTGTTAACAGTTAAAGAGATCTACGCGAAGGCGAGTAGGCTACAAACAAAGTATGCCGCCCGTGATCAACGTATGCGCGATGTACTCTCAGTTCGTCAAGGTGATATCTCTAAGGTATATCCTTCTATGTTCTCAGAGGATTACCCAAAGCCTTTAGTTGCAAACTTTATTGATGTAGCAGCAAGAGACTTAGCAGAAGCAATGGCACCTATGCCATCATTTAACTGCTCAGCTACTAATATGGTTTCAGATACACAGCGCAAGGCTGCTGATATTAGAACTCGTATTGCTAACTATTATGTAGCAGCATCAGATCTACCATTACAGATGTACTCAGGAGCTGACTGGTTTAACACCTACGGTATGTTGCCTGCTCTTGTTGAGATGGATTATGAAGGCAACAATCCCCGCATCCGACTACTTAATCCTTTCGGTGTCTATCCAGAGATTGACCGTTTTGGTCGTACCACTTCATTAACACAGGTTGTTGTATCAGATGCTGAATCTTTAGCAGCACAGTTTCCTGAGTACGCCAGCGAGATCTTAAATGTTCGTAGCGTTTATCAATCAGCATCACCTTATCTATCAGTTATGCGTTACCACGATAAAGATCAGGATATGTTGTTTATCCCAGAGCGCAACAATTTAATTTTATCTAACACACCAAACCCAATTGGTAAGTGTCTTGCTAGAGTCGCAATCCGTTCTTCTCTTGATGGCGAAGCTCGTGGACAATTTGATGATGTTCTATCAGTACAACTTGCTCGTGCAAGATTTGCTATCCTACAGATTCAAGCAGCAGAGAAATCTATCCAAGCACCTATTGCAATCCCACAAGATGTGCAAGAACTTGCACTTGGACCAGATGCAATTATGCGTTCTGCTAACCCACAAGGTATTCGTAGAGTTCCACTAGAACTACCAGCAGGAGTCTTTACAGAGTCTGGCGTATTAGAACGAGAACTTCGTTTAGGTGCTAGATATCCTGAATCTCGTTCAGGTCAACTAGATGCTTCTATTATTACTGGTCGTGGTGTGCAAGCATTACAAGCAGGCTTTGATACACAGATCAAAGCAGCACAAGCACAGTTTGCTAAGTTGTTCCAAGATGTAATCGGTCTATGCTTTGAAGTAGACGAGAAGATCTTTGGATCTATGACTAAGGCTATTAAGGGAACCGATGACGGTACACCTTATACAATGAAGTACACACCATCTCGTGATATTAAAGGCGAGTATGGCGTAGATGTTCGTTATGGAATTATGTCTGGAATGGATCCTAACCGAGCCATCATTGCATTACTACAGATGCGTTCAGATAAGTTAGTTAGCCGCGACTATGTTCGCAGAGAGATACCACTAGACCTAAATGTTACACAAGAAGAACAAAGGGTTGACATTGAAGAGATGCGCGATTCTCTTCGCGTTGCTGTTGCTCAGTATGCACAAGCTATACCCGCACTTGCTTCCCAAGGTCAAGACCCAACTCAAATCATTTCTAGAATCGCAGAAGTAATTCAGGGTCGTCAAAAAGGACAATCTCTAGAATCAGTAATTGAAAAAGCATTTGCACCAGCTCCAGTGGAACAACCATTACCTGGCGCAGAACAAATTCCAGTAGCAGGTGCGGCCCCCGCCCCTGCCTCGCAGCCAACTCAAGAACAACAAGTCGGTGCGGCCCCTGCTACTGGACAATCTCAACCAAGTATAGATCAACTACTCGCCGCCATTGGCGGATCATAAGGAGGTGGAAAATGAATAAGGGATCAAGAGCAAAAGCAACCGAGAAGAAGCCAACTGTAGGCGCAAATAAGCCAGCAGGCAAAGCAGGCGGAAAAGTGTTTTTCGGATATGCAGCACCAGGCCGTAAAGGTAAGTCAGCAAAGAAGTAATTATTTAAGAAAGGGGCTGGGCGTTATGGATGATGATCTACAGCGCCCAGTCCGTTCATCAGATTTTTTCGTAATAATATCAGGATTCTTTTTAAATTTAATTAGCGCATTTGAAGCGCTGGCAGAAGATCTGCATCATATGAGCATTTATTATACAAACCAAAAAAGCCAAGAAGCAAAAGTTTGGCAAGAATTTACACAAGATTTAGAAACTATTAAGGAGAACAACGATGGCTAGAGGCCCATTAGCAGGAGCATCAGGTCCTGGTAAGTTCTCAAAAAGAACAGATATGGATCTAGGATCTACTTCTTACGGAGAAGGTCAAGAAACCGCTATGTTAAATACAGCAGCACCAAAGTCTAAGACTCGTGGTATTGCAGATGATGTTGGTGGAAGACCAGCAGATCCATTAAATCAAATGGCTCCAGTAACTCCAATATTTGCTGAAACTCAAAATAAAACTCAGGATATTATGGCTGGTTCAAAAATAGGACCAGATGTTGGCCCAGAAGCATTAATGATGAAATCTCAGTTTGCTGGTCGTAAAACTTCAGATATCTTAGTTGATCTTATTCCTTATGATGAAACTGGCGATATAGTAATACTATACCAGCAGGCGTTATCTAGAGGTCAATAGTGGCTGATAATCTAAAAGCGGCAGCATATGCCTCAGGTTTATCAGCAGCAGAACGTAAGAAGATAGAAGACTTTAATAAGCAACTTGTTGCTCATAGAGAGTTATCTAACTTACCTTCTGATATAGCTAGTAAGGCTGTAACTAAATATACTCCAGATCAACAAACATCCCTTACTAAATCTTTTGGTGAAGAAACCCCAGAAGTAAAACCAAAACAAGGATGGTTTGGTACTGCTTGGAATTATAGTGGTGGCGCTTTATTAAAGGGTCTTGACTATGTTTCTGATACCTCTACTCGCGTTGCAAGAACTTTGCAGATTGCAGCCGAAGAAGATATTAATCTAGGTAAAGCCTGGAATGAAGCAGGTCTTAGTGGTGAGAAAAAATTTAATACTGATCGTCTAGAAGATGCTCGCAAGAAGTATGGAAAAGATGCAGTAGATATCGCTGTGCGTATTTCTTCTGGTGAAGATCAAGCACAGTTGATTAAGGAGGCAACTCCAGAGCAACAAAGATATTTATCTTTAGCCTATAAAAAAGCTGGAACACAAGAAGAACAAGATCTATTTCAAGATACTCTTGATGCAGTTAGTGCTGCTAAGTATTCTCCTGGTAGAGCCGTAGCAAATATAGTAGATGCTATTACTCCTGGCGATCTTGTTAAAAACGGATTTTTATATAAAGGCATTTCAGGTTTTACAGATGCTGCCTACCGTATATTTGCTGACCCACTATTAGTAGCTGGTAAAGCAAAGAAACTTTATGATGTAAGCAAGTATGCTTTAGATGTAGTAGTAGGCGGAAATAAAGTAGATGAAGTATTCAGTAATGCCAAAGTTATTAAATTCTGGGATGAATACGGCACTGAACTATCTAACCTTAGAAAAGCACAGGCAGAGAAAAATACTGCAGCAGCAGTTGCCGCTACTAACCGTCTTAAGGTATTAGCACCAGAACTTGGTCCAGATGTAGTTAAGTCTTTTAACAAAGCAGATATTCCAATATCTAATGCTGTCACTGCCAAAGCATTTTTCCAAAATGCAAAGCAACTAGATGAAATGATGAAAGGTCAAATAGGTCGCAAGCGAGTTCTTATGCCTCGCTTAGATGCTGCTCGCAAAACTCGTATTGCTTTTGTTACTAGTGCCAATAAAGTATTTAATATTGATAAAATGGGATCTAAAATAATTGATGATTTCTATGGATCTCCATTAACAGATGATGGTATTGCAGAGGCTTTAATTAATGGTAAAGAAGAACTTATCAATGCAGTTAAGCCTGGTGCTAAATATAAACAAGTAGGTCGTTTCTCTTCTGCTTATATTGCTGGTCGTATTGATAGACTAAAAGCAAAGTTTGCTATTGCGCCATTATTCAGAGATGATACTTTTGACGTAACTGCTAAAGATGCTTCAACCCAAATATATCGTTTGGCTCGTATAGTATTACCACAGAATGAATCAAAATTAATTGCACAAGCATTTGATTCCATTGATGATACTGCTCGCCGCAAAGATGTATTTTATGGACTATGGTCAACAATTGCTGATGCTCGCGGTTTAAATGCTACAGAGCCAGGACAGATTATCGTTCGTAGATTAACTGGTAAAGGTAACGCAAAGTTTGCAGTAACTCGCAATGGAGAAAATCCTGCGCTACTAGCAAATGGTGAGCAAGTAGGTCTTATTGTTTCTGATCTATCACCAATGGTTACAGCACCTAACATAGTTGATATAGACAGAGCAGCAGCTCGTAGCACTTTGATCCAAAAGATGTTTGGCTTTGCCAACAAAGACTGGGTAGATAGAATGACTGGAGCTTGGTCTTTCCTAACTCTTGCTGGACCTCGTTACGCTCTTCGTAATGCAACTGAAGATTTAATGGTTAATATTGCTATTGGTCAATCTCCTTGGGGAATTGCTAAAGCAAGATTACTATCAACTAGATTAAACACTGCTAGGTCTATGCCTAAGGGCTTATCTACTGGTGGACTAATATCTGAGCAAAGAGCATCAAATCCACTTGGTATCGTTTTAAGATTTGTGAACAAGAATGAATCAGAAAAGTTTGCTACAGAATTATCAACCCTTGATGATCGTATTGCTACTGCTAATACAGAGATAAAGAACCTACGCAAAACTTTAAAGACAGAAACAAACCCTAAAAAAATAACTGCTATTAAGAATCAAATAGATACCTTAAAGCAGGGTACTAAAGGTGGTTCTGTATACCAGACTAGAGTTGTATTTGCTAGAGCATTAAACGAAGGCAAACTTAATAGAACATTTGCTAGATTAGGTAGGAAGCCTTTAACTAGTGAAGAATCTGAGTTACTAGCAGAGCAGATTCTGCACGGTGATTTAGATAACGCATTAGCAGATGTAGTAGAAGCATCATCTAACTTTGCTGTTGGTAATGACTATGTAAGATCTGCTATTGATTTCAATAGAAAGCACGGTGTTCGTACCGTAGCATTAAGAATTGAGGCTCCTTCTAATTATAGAAGAGCTAGAGGTTCTGTTGGGTATAGAGAAATCCCAGTTGCTGCTCAAAGTGAGTCTTCATTAATCGCTTGGTTGATGCGTATATCTTATTACTCTAATGATGAGTTAGGCGCTTTAGCAGTTGCTAACCTTGACAATCCAGCATTAGCAAAAGATTTAATTAAACAATGGTTAAAGGATAATCCTAAGACTGCTAAGCAATTCCGTTTACAAAGTAGTGGATTAACTGACGATGAACACGCTGATTCTATTATCGCAGCAGCCCGTCAAATTTTTGAAAAGAAAGATCCAACTCAATTAAACCTAGATCTTTTAAATAAGATCAGAACCTTTGATGATGAAAAAGGTCAGTATGTTATATCTGGTAAATTATCACTAGATGATCTTCCTAAGGCAGAAAATGATCTACCTCAATATGTTATTGGCCCAGAGTTAGTAGCTATATCTGATACAGATAACTACACCACATCTTTAATGGAAAAGGGCTGGACCTGGCTTGGTATGTCTAACGCCCGTATGTCTAGAGAGCCTATTGTTCTAGCAGAAATGATTAAGAACCGTAAACAATTTAGAAGCACTGGATTTGAAGATGCCTTTATTCAAGCACATTTAAAAGATATAGATCCAGATGATGTTAAAAAGATAGATCAAGCAACTGATGTTGCTAAAAAGAAGTTAGCAGAGATTGCTGAAGAAAGAGCAACGCTACAAACACTGGCTTATGTAGATAATCCACTGATAAGAAGCCAACTTGCTTTCTCTATTCGTAACTTTGCTCGGTTCTATCGCGCAACTGAAGACTTCTATCGCCGTATTTATAGAGCAGTTCGTTACAATCCAGAGGCAATTCAAAAAGCAGCTCTTACTTATGAAGGTGTAACCCATTCAGGATGGGTACAAAAAGATGATCAGGGTGAGCCATACTTTATTTACCCAGGAATTGAACCTGTTTATAGAGCAGTTCAAGGTGCATTACAAGGTTTAGGTATTGGTGCAGAGTTTAAAGCGCCACTTCCAGTAAACTTTGGTGCAAACTTTAAGATGTTAACTCCATCTTTGAACCCTGAGTCTTGGGTGCCTACACTTGCTGGTCCACTTTCTGGAGTTTCTATGAAGGTATTAACTAATGTTGTTGATATCTGGTCTCCAGGTGCTGCAGATACTATAACTAAACTTACTTTAGGTAAGTATGCAGAAGATCAACCTATGGTATCGGCTTTCTTACCAGCACATATCAACCGTTTGTACGCTGCGATGAATAGAGATGAAAGAGATTCTCAATACGCATCAGCTTGGCGTAAGGCAGTTACCTATTTAGAAGCGTCAGGCAATGGAATACCTAAGAAGTATGAAGTTGTTGACGGTGTTGAAACTTTGGTAGAGCCAACTCAATCTGAATTAGAACAATACAGACTAAGAGTTAAAAATATAACTATTGCAATTCTTGGTACTAGATTCTTATTTGGTTTTGTTGCTCCAGCATCACCACAAGTTCAGTTAAAATCTGATATTTCAGACTGGATGAGAGATAATGGTAAGGCTAATTTCAAGCAGACTTGGAACGCTTTACTAGATAAGTATCCTGGTGATTATGATGCCGCAATGACAAAGTGGGTAGAGTTATTCCCAGATCAAATACCATTTACAATACCTGAATCAGAGAGAAAGACTGTTGCATACTTCCGTTATGCAGATGAGTCTGGTCAATTTGTTGAGCAAAATCAGAAACTATTTGAGAACTACAAAGAAGGCGCTGCTTTCTTAATACCTCACAAAGAGGGATTCTCTTGGGATGCTTATAAGACTATGACCGATATGGGTCTACGCCAGAATAAGCGAGTAGAAGATTATCTAAGAGAAGTTCAAACAGCTACTGATCTACAAACATACTATGATAAAAAAGAAGAGTATGAGAAGTCTCTTGAGACTGCTGGTATAGATTATACTCGTAGTAAACTACGCAAAGAGTTTACTGAATGGAAATATCTATTCTTTGCTGGTAGGCCATTAGTTAAAGAAGAACTATCTCAGGGTAGTCAGAAGGCTATATCAAGAATAAACGCCTTCAATGACCTATCTAATATGGTTAATGATCCAGAGGTTCAGAAGATAAGTCCAGTAACTGTATCTACTCTTAAAGAAATGATTAAACTTTATAACCAATATAAAGAAGATAGAAAGCGTTATGAGACAATAGGTGGTCTTAGTTTCTTAATATCTAGTTCTAAAGATAAGACAGTTTTAAGACTTAGAGAGTTAGCAAAGGTTAATGAAAATACTCAAGCAGCATACAATGTTTTATTTGGCAGATTGTTAGGAGAATAAGTTGGCAAGTTTTAAATCGTATCTAAGCAACAATGCTCCATTCCTTATTGCCAGAGAGAAATATCAAACCCTTGGTGGATTAGCATCAGATGCTAGAAGGAGATGGGAATCTGCTAAGGAAACTGATGCAAATTATCAACAAATTCTTGCTGCTTACAAGGATGCTCAAAGCAAAGCCGATGAAGCTAAAAGAAATCTAGATGCTGTAGAAACTAAAGCTAAAGAGACCTTTGATAAACAAAAAGAAAAAAAGGATTTAGAAAGCAAACAAAAGAAAGATGCTCCGATTCAGGCTCAAATTGATAGAGTTGAAGATGAGATACTTAAGTATGAATCTGCTGGATTAGTAGTACCTGCAGATAAACAAGCAAAATTAAAAGATTTACAAGGTAAGTTAAGTACTGCTGTTACAGGCCCAACGGGACCTACAGGTCCTAGTGGTACTGGTGGAACTGGTACAGCAACTACTGCAACAGGACCAGCGCCATTATCTTTTGAAGAGTTTATAAAAGGTGTAGATTCAAACCCTGCATTACTTGCAAAGGTTAGAGCAGATCTAGGTATTAAGAGTACAGATCCTAAACTTGATATAGCAACCTATCAGGCAATCTTAAAGAAAGAACAAGAAATTGTTACTCTTGAAGGTATTAGAGGTCCAATAGATCGTCTTACTTACTTTGCAGAAACAAAGGGTAAAGGCACTGGTACTAGTGCCACGACCACTATATCTCCTGTAGCAGATGCTACTGTATATATTAATAATGCTTTTAAAAGAGCAGGTATTAATAGAGATGCAACACCTGCAGAGGTTGCTAGCTTAACTAAGGTTCTTAACGATGCAGAAGGTCGTTTTAAAACAACTAAGTCTGGTGGAGTAACTAAAGATTTACTTGGTGATAGAACTCAGTTTATTACAAACCTTATTACTACTGGTAAGTATGTGGATCCTAATACTGGTAAGCCAATAAAGGGAATTAAAGAAGATATTAAAAAAGCTGCTGAGGTTCTTGGAACTCTATCTAAGTCAGCGCAAACTCTTAAAGCAGATGCCCGTTCACTTACAGTTCAATCCTTACAATCTACTGCTAACGCAAATGGTATTACTTTAAGCCCACAACAGTTACAGCAATATGCCTTAGATATTCAAAATGGTAAAGATGTAAAGGTAATCCAATCACAAATTCGCAACCTTGCAGGTATTGGTATGCCAGATAGTGTTAAGAAACTATTAGCTGAGGGTACAGATCTAGATACTATTTACTCACCATATAAGCAAGCAATGGCTGCAGTGCTAGAAATAAATCCAGCAACTATTAATTTTACTGATCCAACATTGCGTAGTGCAATTGGTCCTAATGGAGAAGTACCTTTATATGATTTCCAAAAAGCGCTTCGTAAAGATGCTCGCTGGCAATATACAGATAATGCTAAAAAAGATGTATTTCAGGGTATTGGACAGGTATTTAGTAACTTCGGGATTATGGAGATATAGTGGCTGAAAAAGTAACGCTTGCTGAGGCTAAAGCCCTTGGCTTTAACAGTACTGTAGGTATCACCAAAGAAGGTGGTATGTACAAATTCGCAGAATCCCTTGCTCCAGATAGAGGTGGCTTTCAATCTGTTGGTGTAGCAAAACCTGGTCAGGTACAGATGACTCCTTACTATGGAGATGTAACTGGTGCTTATCGTTTAAATCAAGAACAGTTTGCTGGTGCGTATAATCCTAAAGACCCTTCAGGTCTTATAAATATTATGCGACAAAATGAAATTGATGCACTTGTAAAAACTGGTTTATCAGTTGAAGAAGCAACTAAAACAATAGATAGACAAAATGGTATTACTGGTGGTGGTATTGGTGGCGCTTCAGGGAGTTTAGGAGCAGGAACACCAGAGCAACAAGCTGCCCGTCAATCAGCATTTGATTTATTAAGAGAACAATTTTCACAATATGGCCTTGAAGCTTTAGTAGATCCATTAAAAAATTTAATTCAAGAGAATGTATCTCCATCAGAGTTTGCTATTCGTTTACGTCAAACAGAACCCTATAAAAAGCGTTTTGCTGCTAATGCTGCCCGTATTGGAAAAGGTTTAAGAGCATTATCAGAAGGTGAGTATTTAGCCTTAGAAGATGGATATCAATCTATTATGCGTAACTATGGACTACCAGCATCTTATTATGCAAAGGGTGATCTTGGTCGTCAAGAAGGATTTGAAAAACTTATTAGTGGAGATGTATCTGCTGCTGAGTTAGAAGATAGAATTATAACAGCGCAAAATAGAGTTATCAACGCTCCACCACAAGTTAAAGATGCGTTAAAACAATTCTATCCTGATATTAATAACTCAGATATCCTTGCTTATACTTTAGATCCAGAAAAAGGATTAGCAGATATTAAGCGTAAGGTAACTGCAGCAGAGATTGGTGGCGCAGCATTTGGTGCTGGTCTAACATCTGATGTTAAGAGAGCAGAAGAACTTGCTAGCTTTGGTGTTACTGCCGAGAGAGCAAGACAGGCTTACCAAGCAGCAGTTCCTATTATTGAACGAGGCGGACAACTTGCTGGATTCTATGGTGAATCACCTTATACTCAAACAACTGCGGAAGAAGAATTATTTGGATTAACTTATGCTCCAGAAGCAACAGCAAAGCGCAAGAGATTAACATCTCTAGAAGAAGCGCAGTTTGCTGGAAGAGCTGGAATGACTGGAGGAGCATTAGCCCGCGATAGGGCTGGCGCTTACTAAACAACTAAGCCTGCTAATGGAACGACTGGCCCATTAGAGCGATAACAAGACCAGTAGTAGAAGCCATATAGGGATCCCCCAAATCTATATGAGGTCTACGCAACTACAAACAGAATGGGAGATGGACTATGTCCAACTACGACTACGAGGATGAGGATGACAACAACAATGTTGATACATCTACAGACCTTATCAAGCAACTACGCAAAGCGAATAAACAAAAGGAAAAAGAACTAGCCGATCTAAAGGCTCAGTTTGAAGGCCTTAATAAATCGCAGCGCGAAAGAGCAATCAAGGATGCCCTCGCAGCTCGCGGGGTAAATACGAAGATCGCTTCGTTTATCCCACAGGATATAGACCCAACTGAGGAGTCTGTATCAAAGTGGCTTGAATCAAATGCCGATGTTTTCGGGATTCAATCCTCTGAAAACCAAACACCTAGTGTTGATCCAACACAGGCTAAGCAATACCAACGTATGACTAATGCTGCAGAGCAAGGCAATTCGCCTAACGCTCAAGCAGATGTTATGCAGAAGTTATTAAACGCTAATAGCCGAGAAGAGTTGGATACCATTATTAGGCAGTCTGGTTTATAACCCAATCCAACGAAAGGCAAGTGCTTAAATGACACTACCAGCAGGTACGATTACTGGTGTAGCAGACATTACCGCATTAGTCCAGACCGCGTATGATCAATACGTTCGTATGGCACTACGATCCATTCCAGTAATGCGATCAATTGCAGATGTTAAGCCAGTACAACAAGCTATGCCTGGATCATCAGTTGTATTCTCAATCTATTCTGACTTATCACAAGTCACAGCAACATTGACTGAAGAATCTGATGCTTCATCCGTAGCCCTAGGTAACCCATCACAGGTTACAGTAACACTTAATGAGTACGGCTCAGCCGTTACTACAACTAAGAAGTTGAACCTAACTTCTTTCAACGATGTAGATGCAGCTCTTGCTGACATCATTGCATACAACGCTGCAGATTCTATTGACTCTGTAGTGGCTTCAGTTCTAACAGGTGGCACAAACGTTATCTACGCAGGAACTGGAAACACAACAACTTCTGAGTTAACAACTGGCGATACAATCACAGTTGCTAACATCCGTAAGGCTGTTACAGAACTACGCACAAACAAGGCAGTGCCTCGTATGGGCGAACTATATGTAGCATACCTACACCCACGCCAAGCAGCCGATCTTCGCGCTGAATCAGGCACAGGTGGATTCCAGGATATCGTTAAGTACACAGACAATGTGTCAAAGACAATTATCCCTGGTGCAGTTGGCGTAATTGAAGGAGCGATGGTTATTGAAACACCTCGTATTCCTATCGTTAGCAACGGTGCTTCACCATCTGTAAATGTTTACAGAGCAGTAATTGCAGGCCGCGAGGCTTTGGCAGAGGCTAAGGCACAAGACATCTCTACCATCATTGGTCCAGAGGTTGACTTGCTTCGCCGCTTCCGCACAATCGGTTGGTACTACTTCGGTGGATTCGCAAGACTCCGCGAGGCTGCGCTATACCGCATTGAGTCAACAGCTTCTTAATAAGTTGATTAATAGGCAGGGGTAGGAAACTACCCCTGTTCTACAAGAAAGGTAAATGTGACTTACAGACTTACAACTCCTTGGGAGTGGGAAACTTGGATCACTGCAGATAACCAAGATACACCATACGCAAGATTAGCTGGTAGACCTATCACTGGTGGAACATATACTGGTGCTACAAATCCTTTCTTAACAGATATACCTAGAGGCGTAACTCTTCTAGTAAATGGAACTACAGTTACAGCAACAAGATTTCCTTATCAAGATGATATCTCTGCTGCAGATGCAGTTTATATGGGCGGTCATAACTACGAGGTAGATGACCAAGCCGCACAGATTTTAATTGATGCTGGTTATGGCGATTATTTGGAGCCAGTCTAATGAGCAATTGCACTTCAAGTTGCAAGACTAAAGATCACCAAACCTATGCTGAATGTTTAAGGCAGAATACCCCGATGTTCGTAGGTGTGTCACCTACTAAAACTGGATGGGATCAAGACAAAGTTAAAAAAGATGAAAAAGAATTAAGCAGTTATTACTCTGCAGTTAAGCAGGGTATGGAACCTAGATCCACGCGGCAAGTAGATATTGATGCCGCAGTCTCACTTTCCGACAAAGCTGGTAAAGCATTTGACGGAATCAACCTAACCTATAAGGGGTAAACAATGCCAATGGTAAATGGAAAGAAATTCCCATACACAAAAAAGGGAAAAGCAATGGCTAAGAAAGCCGCTAAAAAAGCAGGCGCAAAGATGGCTATGAAAAAGATGGGAAAAAAGAAATAATGAAAGAGACAGATGATGGCGTAACTTACGAGACCCGCCCAGACCTAAACGTTAAGTTAGAAGTATACCCAAATGCAGAACGCCAAGAGGAATCTAATCGTAAGTATATGACCTACGATTCAATCCAGACTGGATCTCCTGCAAAGGCTGCACCTCGTCAATGAAGAAGATGAAGGGTGCTAAGAAAGTCGCCAAAGTTATGCGAGAGTATAAGAAGGGCGAACTTAATATTGGCAAGTCTGCTAAGAAGGTTAAGTCAAAGAAGCAAGCAATTGCTATTGCACTATCAGAAGCAGGAATGTCTAAGAAGAAAAAGAAGTAATGTCATCTGGTAAGTTTAAACGCCACGATGCTTTTAACCCAATCCAAGTTAAAGATGGAATGATAGTTCGTCTTAATAAGAATGGCACTATCAAATCAATACTAGGAAAGTATGGAGATTATGGCAAAGAGTCCAGCCTGGCAAAGAAAAGCAGGTAAAAATCCTAAAGGTGGTTTAAACGCCAAGGGCAGAGCATCTGCTAAAGCACAAGGTATGAACCTTAAACCTCCAGTTAAAAAGGCTGAGGCTAAGAGATCACCTAAAGCTGCTGGTAGACGTAAGTCTTTCTGTGGTCGTATGTGTGGAATGAAATCTAAACTTACCTCTGCTAAGACAGCAAAGGATCCAAACTCTAGAATAAACAAGTCTTTACGGGCTTGGGATTGTAAGTGCAAATGAAAAAGAAAGTAGCATTTTGGGATAAAAAGAATCCTAAGAAAACTTCTAAGAAATTAACACCAGCACAGAAGAGTGCTGCAAAAGCAAGAGCAAAAGCAGCAGGCAGACCTTATCCAAATTTGGTTGATAACGCTGCAGTGGCTAAAAAGAAAAAGAAGTAAGGAGATATAAGTGGCACTAGGTGATCCAGGTACAACCCTTAGCGATGAGTTAAATCGCCTTGCCAATGGTGGCACTTACAGAGTTCCTGGCGCAATGGTAGGAGAAGCATTAGCTGCTCGCCAATGGGCTGCTCAACGATCCGTTACTTTAACTGTTTCAGATACTGTTGGTGTTCTAAATCAGATTGCTGGTAATACTAGTAAGTCTGCTTGGAAAGATTTTACTGGAGTTTGTAATCAACTAGCATCTACTACAGGACTTGCTGCAGCAGCAGCATTAAGGAAGATATCCTCTTGAGTGCTAAATATAATTTAGTTTGCGATCAAGCAACAACATTTAATTTTCAATTTGTAATCCAAGATGAAGTAGGCACTACTGTCACTCCTTGGAATTTAACTGGCTACACACTTACTATGACAGTGCGCCCATTCGTAGGTTCAGATAGTACAACTTTACTTGCAACAACTGCTAATGGAAAGATAACCACTGATCCACTATTAGGTAGAATTAACGTAACCTTTACATCTACAGATACCAACATAGCACCTGCTCGTTATGCCTATGATCTAGTAGCTAATTCAGGTGGAACAATAACAAGAATTTTAGAAGGTAGATTTGTAGTAACTGGAGGTGTAACAGTATGACAACTTTTATCGTTGTAGAATCCATTACACCACAAGTTGCCGTAGCATTTTCAGCAGATCAAGGACCACAAGGAATACCAGGAGTTACTGGTGGAACAGGTCCAACAGGACCTACTGGTCCTTCAGTAACAGGAGCTACTGGACCTACAGGTCCAACAGGCGGAACAGGAGCCACAGGTGCAACTGGTACAACAGGTTCTACAGGTTCTACTGGTGCTACTGGTAGTACTGGTTCTGCTGGTCCTACTGGTCCTACAGGTAGTACGGGTTCAACGGGCGCGACAGGTCCGACTGGTTCCCAAGGTCCTACTGGCTCACAAGGCCCTACGGGATCTGCGGGTCCAACAGGTGCCACTGGAGTTACAGGTGCCACTGGCCCAACGGGGTCTGCGGGTGCGACAGGATCTACAGGTCCTACAGGAGCAACGGGCAGTGCTGGTCCAACTGGCGCAGCAGGACCAACAGGTCCGACAGGATCAACAGGATTAACTGGAGCAACGGGTGCAACAGGCTCTACAGGCGCTACAGGACCGACTGGTGCTGATAGCACAGTAACTGGTCCAACGGGCCCAACAGGTGCTACAGGTGCCAACGGTCAATCTTCTAGTTACTATGACTATAAGGCTAAGACTACTATTACAACTGGTTTTCCTACCAATCAACATTTGATATGGAACAACGCAACTCAGATTTCTGCTACGCAAATTAACATTGCTCACGTTGACGCCGATAACATAGATATAGACATTTTCTTACACCTCCTTGGTATTGGCGATATTCTTATTATTCAAGATAGAAACAACTCTTCTAATTATCAAAAGTGGGAAGTTTCATCAGCCATAGTTGAGCAAGCAGATTATGATGAAGTACCAGTAACCTTCATTACTTCTGGCGGTACTGGAACCACAGGATTTGCTAATAATGAAAACATATTTTTAGCAATTGTTCGTATTGGAGATGTAGGACCTACTGGTCCTGCAGGCCCTACGGGGGCTACAGGTGCAACAGGTGCATCTGGTGCAACGGGTCCAACTGGAACAGCAGGAGCAACTGGAGCGACTGGACCAACTGGTCCGACTGGAGCAGCATCAACTGTTCCTGGTCCAACTGGAGCAACTGGTGCCACTGGTGCTACTGGTCCAGCAGGTGCAGATGCACCTGCGTTTGCAGCAGCTTTAATGTTAGGTGGAATGTAGACTTATCTAGTGAACTCTAATCTAATCATTATGGGCAGTAAGTCACGCCCACATAGAGCAAAAGAAGCACTAGAATCAATAAAGAAAAATGCAGTTGAGTCAGATATTGTATTAATAATAGCTGAAGATCAACAAGATCTTTACCCTGAAATTGAAGGTGTAAAGCGAGAGATCGTACCATCACACTATACAAGTAATATGAAATCTTTGGAGATCATACCAAAGTATCAAGATGATTACTTTACTTGTTTAGCAATAGATGATGACTGCATAGTTAAGACACCAGAGTTTGACAGGATACTTGCTGAACCTTTAAAGAAAATTGGTTACGGAATTTCCTACGGAAATGATGGATACCAAGGTGAAGCATTACCCACCAAGTGGATGCTCACTATGAATATCTGTAAGGTTCTTGGTTATCCTACTCCACCAAAGTTAAAGCATCTTTACGTTGATAACTTTTTTAAACTTATTGGCGAGAAGTTAAAAAGTTTACATTATTTTGGTAATGTAATTATGGAGCATAATCATTTCTTAAATGGTAAAGCACCAATGGATTCTACCTATGAAGAGACTAACCATCCCGATCTTTATAAGCACGACAAAGAAGTATACCTAGAGTATATAAAAGAACAAGCAATTAATGATATTGCAAAGTTGTGGTTAGCCTTTGGTATTGAATGAAAGTAAATAAATTTTTTAATAAGGTCATACTAATCAATCTTGATAAAAGAGAAGATCGTCTTAAAGATGTAACTCAAGAACTAAATAACTTAGAGATAGATTTTGAGCGAATCTCTGCAGTAGATGCGGTAGAGTTAGATATAACTCCCAAAGATGCTTGTAGGGCAAGTCATATAAAAGCACTTGAAATGGCAGAAGGCAACACTTTAATACTAGAAGATGATGCAGTATTTATGCCAAACTTCTTAGAGAATTTTACTAGATTTATTGAGAACCTACCTAAACTTTGGGATATAATATATCTTGGAGCGCATATAGGAACGAGTGAATCAGTAAACAATTATATGGTTAGAGGTCTAATAACTAGTTCTACCCACGCTTACTGTATAAATCCTAAGAGGATAACAGAAATGCTGGATATGGCTAGAAATACTACAGACCATATAGACGTTGCTTATGCTAGAGAACATCCAAGAATGAAGGCATATGTGGCACAACCTACTTTAGTAAAACAGAAACCCAGTTTCTCAGATTTAATACTTAAAGATGTTGATTATCTAAGTTGGTACAAATGAAGGTAGCTGTTTATACAATAGCCAAGAATGAGGCTAAGCACGTCAAGCGTTGGTTTGAATCAGCCAAAGGTGCAGATTACTTTTTAATCTGTGACACTGGTTCAGAAGATGATACCGTTAAGATCGCTAAAGATCTAGGTATCAATGTAGTTGAATGTAGAGTAGATCCTTTTAGATTTGATGTAGCAAGGAATTATTCACTTGCTTCATTACCACTAGATATTGACTGGTGTATTGCATTAGATATGGATGAGATGCTAGTCGGTGAATGGAGAAGTGAACTAGAGAAGGCATTAGCAGATGATGTTGATAGACCTTACTATAGATTCATAACAGACTTTAATGAAGATGGAACTCCTAAGCACGAGTTTGATGGATTTAGAATCCACCGCAGAAAGAATGTTTACTGGAGTCATCCGATCCACGAGGTTCCTAGAACATATGGCAAGAAAGAAGTAACTAAGAAATACAACATAGAGGTTTGGCATAAGCCAGATAACTCTAAGATTAGAAGTTACTACCTACCAATGCTAGAGAGTGCAGCAGAGGAAAACCCTGAGCCAAGAAATCTTTACTACTTAGCCAGAGAGTATTACTACAAAGAGAATTACGAGAAGGCGTTAGAAGTATTTAAACGCTATGTTGAGATATCAAAGTTTCCAGCAGAAAAAGGATTTGCACTTCGCCTTATGGCAAAATGTGATCCAGATAAAGCTGAGGAATACTTAACACAAGGCACTGAGGTATATCAAAGTAGAGAAGCAGTTTTAGCACTTGCTAATTACTACTACGAAAAGAAACAGTGGAAAGAGTGCAACTATTCATCAAAGGTTGCATTTGGTATAACAGAAAAAACCACAGGCTTTATGAGTGAATCTTGGGCTTGGGGCCATATGGCTGCAGACCTAGTTGCAGTATCAGCTTGGCAGTTAGACAACTGGAAAGAAGCATATAAGTTCGGAAAGATCGCTCTCAAGTTAAGCCCTAACGATGAGAGATTAAAAAAGAATATGCAATTCTATAAGGAGAAAATGAATGGCAACGTTTAATGAAATGGTCAATGAGGTAAAGACCAATCTGCAAGGTTATACCTTGAAGCAAGATCGCCTGACCTATCTTAATGCTGCTATCAATAGCGTTGCTACAAGTATGGTGGTGGGTTCTGCATCTAACTTAGCTAAAGGTCCTATTGAAATTGATGATGAGATAATATGGATTGATAACTTTAGCACTGCATCTAATACACTAAACGCAGCACCAGGTTTTGGTAGAGGATATCAAGGTACTACACCTACATCACACGCTCAATATGCTCAAGTCACCTTATCTCCATCATTTCCTAGAGTATCAATTAAGAAGGCTATCAACGATACTATCAACTCTTTGTATCCCAAGTTATGGGCAGTAGATTCATACACATTTACATTTAACGCAAGTCAAACTACATACGCACTACCAGATGATCTAGAGCAAATTCTATTTATCTCTTGGCAGACTACTGGTTCATCTAAAGAATGGCTACCAGTTAATCGCTGGAGAGCAGATGGTATGGCTAATATTGCAGAGTTTAATACTACTAACACAATTAGCATTTATGAAAATATTCAACCTGGCAGAACAGTTCAGGTTTACTATACAACAACTCCAGATACTTTAGATAATAACTCTGATGATTTCGCTGACGTAACTGGACTTCCTCAATCCTGCCAAGATGTAGTAACACTAGGTGCAGCCTATAAGTTACTATCATTTATAGATTCAGGAAGAATATCTCTAACTTCAGCAGAGTCTGATCTTGCGGACTCTAAGATTCCATCAGGAGCTGGAGCAAATAACTCTCGTTATATCTACGCTTTGTACCAACAAAGACTTAACGAAGAAGCACTTAAGCTGCAAGACAAATTCCCAATCCGTCTGCATTACACAAAGTAAGGAAATAAATGACCCGCAAGTTCTCGTCTATCAGCGTTGAATCAACGCTTGCATCTGGTATATCTAATAGCCAGACAACCTTAACGGTTGCTACTGGTACGGGTTCAGCACTACTTGGTGGTGTAACCCTTGCTGCTGGTAACGTAGATCAATTCACATTAGCAATTGATCCTGACACTACCAATGAAGAGATTGTCTTTGCTACTGCGGCAGCAGCAGACACCTTCACAATTGTTAGAGCAAGAGCTGGATCCTCTGGAATATCACACTCAGGAGGAGCAACAGTTCGTCACGTTCTAACCTCTGATGATCTAACTTTCTTTAACACAGGCGTTGCTACAGCAGATGCAGCAATTCCAAAATCAACAGTAACTACTAAAGGTGATTTAATAGCGGCAACTGCTTCAGCTACAGTAAACAGACTTGCTGTTGGATCTAGCAACCAAAGTTTATTAGTGGATAGCACAACATCTACTGGTCTCAAATGGGGTGCTTCTTCAACATCAACATTAACAACTACTGGTGATCTTCTTTACGCATCAGCAGCAAATACTTTGGCTCGTAGAGCAATAGGTACAACTGGTGATGTATTAACAGTTACAGGTGGTGTACCCGTTTGGGCAGCACCTACTATACCTAGTTTAGATTTAACAATTGATGCTAAAACTGCTAATTATACTTTCGTAGCAGGAGATGTTAATAAGTTAATTACTATGTCTAGTTCTAGCACTACAACTTTTACAGTTCCTAGTGGAGTGTTTACAACAGGACAGCAAATTAATGTTCAAGGTATTGGAACGGGAACAGTACAAATTAGAAACAATGGTACTAGTTCTTTAACTTCAACTGGTGCTACAGCAACTGCTCCTAACCTAAGAGCAAGATATTCTGCAGCAACAATTATCTGTACAGCAAGTAATACCTTCACAGTGATTGGAGATCTATCTTAATGCCAACAACATATAAAGTCTTAGGGCAACTAGCCCCAGCAAGTACATCAGGTGATCTATATACAGTACCTGCTGTAACGGAAGCAGTTGTATCTACTATTAATGTAGTAAATACTGGTACTACTGATTCAACTATTAGTATAGCAATTCGTAAAAATGGTGCTACTTTAGCAACCAATCAATATATTATAAATGGTTTAATATTAAACGCTAAAGTTACACTTGCTTATACCTCTGGTTTAACTTTGGATGCAGCAGATGTAATCACAGTAATTTCAACAAATAATGATTGCGCTTTTAGCGCCTTCGGATCGGAGATAGCCTAATGTCAATATCGCTAATCGGCGTAACTACAGGACCAACGGGGCCTACGGGACCAACGGGACCGACAGGCGCTACAGGACCAACAGGTGCTGCTGGTGCTATTCTTGCAATTAATGCTCAGACTGGTACCACATACACTTTAGTAGCAGGTGATGTCAATGATCTAGTAACTTTAAATAATGCTGGAGCTATTACCCTTACAGTTCCACCATCAGTATTTTCTGCTAACGATACTATCAACATTGCTCAAATTGGTGCAGGTCAAGTAACCCTTGCTCAAGGTGCTGGTGTAACTATTAGCTCAACTGGTGCTACATCTACTGCACCTAAACTTAGATTGCGATACTCAGCAGCTTCAATTATCTGTACTGCATCAAACACATTCTTAGTGGTAGGAGATATTGCCTAATGCCAACAATGTTAGGAATTATAGCTTCGCAAAATTATAGTCGCGCTATACCTTTTGACTATTTACTTGTTGCAGGCGGAGGTGCAGGTGCTTGGGGTAATGGTGGCGGCGGTGGAGCAGGTGGTTTAACAAGTGCAACTGCACAAAATTTACTTGCTGGAACTTATACCGTAACTGTTGGTGCTGGTGCTACTAGAATTACAACCACAACAGATCAACAAGAAGCAAGTGGTAGTAATTCTGTATTTAATTCTTTAACAGCCGTAGGTGGCGGTGGTGGCGCAACCTTCTCAAACTTAGGTGTGTCGGGTGTTGGTGGTGGTTCTGGCGGTGGCGGTGGTGGTAGAGATGGTTCTGGTGCTCGTAACCAAGGCGGTGGCGGAACTGCTGGTCAAGGCAATGCTGGTGGTCAAGGTTGGCGTGCAAGTTCCATAAACTCTGGCGGTGGCGGTGGTGGTGCAGGTGCGGTTGGTGCTGATGCGCCTTCCAACACAACTGGTGGTGCTGGTGGAATTGGTAGTAATTCTTTTTCTACTTGGGCTTCTGCTACATCAACTGGCATTAGTGGTTATTATGCTGGTGGTGGTGGCGGTGGTGCAAATGGAGGCAATGCTGGTGCTGGTGGTACTGGCGGTGGTGGTAGTGGCGGTGGAGGAAATCCTGCTACTGGTAATGCTGGAACTGCTAATACTGGCGGTGGTGGTGGCGGTGGCGGTGGACCAGCCGATGGTGCAAATGGTGGCTCAGGTATTGTAATTTTAAGAACTGCAGGTACTTATACTGCATCTGCTACAACAGGTTCACCTACTAGGACTGTTAGTGGTGGTTATACATATTACACATTTACTGGAGATGGGAGTATAACAATCTAATGGCACACTTTGCAAAACTAGATGAAAATAATGTTGTACTTGCTGTTCACGTTGTGAACAATGATGTTATTGCTGTTGATGGTGTTGAATCAGAACAAGTAGGAATAGATTTTTTAACACAACTTCACAAACATAACAATTGGAAACAAACATCATACAATGGAAAAATACGCAAAAATTATGCAGGAATTGGATTCCAATACGATCCAGTTAATGATTGGTTTCAAGCACCTCAGCCATACCCATCTTGGACGTTAGATTCAAATGCACAATGGCAAGCACCAACTCCAAGACCTACCGATGGAAAAATTTACGGGTGGGATGAAACAACAACTTCTTGGTTTGAAGTACTTGCACTTTAATTAGTTAGTTCCTCCTGAGCAACGAGGCTAAAAGGCTCATATTTTTATGTCTAAAATCAAAGGAGAATAATGGTCCCACCATATGGCGATGATATAACCGAACGGATCCCCGTACCATTATCTAATCCAGCAGGTGCTACATCTTATGCCTTAACTGGCGTTGCCTACGATATGGCTATTGCAGGGCTACCATTCTTTATTAACGCTTCCGATGATACTCCTTACCGCAGACAAACTGCAGAGTATCGCAAGCAACAGATTGACCAGACTAGAGAAGCTGGTGAGCAGACACTTACTGGTTGGTGGTTAAGAAGCCAGTCATCATTTCATCAAGGACAAGGCATTAACTTCTTTGAACCTATCCAAGATGAGTCATTAAGATTTCAGTATACAGAATCTAAGGGTTGCAACATCTGGACTAGAGGTCAGGTAACTCTACTTAACTCTGTATCTCCTGAACATATTACTACTGGTAAAGTAACTACTAATGGTAGACCACCACAGGTAGCAAGATCTATTCAGTGGAAAGAACTTTCCTATACTGGTGCTACTACCTACAATACCTATGACGGTATCTTGTTATGGGATGAGTATGATGTTGATAAAGTTTATCCAACTATTACTGCATCTGTTAACAACAAGGCTTTAACATCTAACGTAGCAACACTTACTACCACAGCAGCACACAGTCTAGCTCCTGGTATGCAGATTACAGTTGCTGGTGTAGATGCTACCTTTAATGGCGACTATGTAATCACTACAGTACCTACTGCTACTACCTTTACCTATGCTAAGACAGCAACTAACGTACCTTCTACTGCGGTATCTCCAGTTGGAACAGTTGAATCTTCAGTCACACACTTTATAGATTATATCTCAGGTACAGATTATCCTGTATATGGCATCTGTGATGATGGTGTTTATGCTTATTGGGTAACTAACGTACTTAGTACTGGAACTCCAAGACTTAGAATATATAAGAAGTTATTGTCAGATGATAGTTCTGTATCACCTACCTTGATGATCAGTGAAAATAGTATTACAGTAACTAATGCAGTATTAGAATATACCAAAGAGCGTATTGTTGCTTGTGTAAATGATAAGGTTTATGAGATAGCAACTAATGCTACAACTCTACCTTCTGCTGTATATACACACCCTGACGATGATGTAGCCTTTACTGGTATCACCTCAAGCGGTGTTGCTATTTATGTATCTTCATATAGTGGTATTCAATCTACTATCGCTAAGTTTACCTTAGCCACTAATGGAACTATGCCTACCTTAACCAGTGCTATTACTGCTGCTGAGTTACCAGTAGGTGAGATCGTATTTGATATCTATTACTACTTAGGCTTTATGGCTATCGGTACCAACAAGGGTATTCGTATGGCAGTAGTTGGCGATGATGGATCTATTAACTATGGTCCTTTGATAGCTGAGACAACTACACCTTGCTATGACTTTGCTGCAAGGGACTCATATATCTGGTGTGCTACTGGCGTAGAAGATAACCCAGGTGTTATTAGAATTAACCTTGGTACTAGATTAGGTAATGATCTAAACTTTGCCTATTGCTATGACCTATATGCACCAACTGTAACTGGCTTTACTACTACCACCTGTGCATTTATGGGTGATACAGAGCAACTAGTATTTGTTACTGCTAATAATGGAACCACTGATGGTGCTATCTATGTTGAGAATCTTAATGAAAAAATATCTGAGGGCTACCTACAGACAGGCTTTATCCGTTACAACACCTTAGAGTTAAAGGTTTATAAATTACTACAAGCTAGAATTGATAACACCGATGGTGGATTACTAATAGATACAGTTACCTATGATGGTAGTGAGTATCGTATTGGTACCTTTACTCAACAGAGTAACGTTCCAGAGGTAACAGTTTCATATCCAACAGGAGCGCAAGAGTATTTAGGATTTAAGTTTATCCTTACTAGATCTACTACTGATGTTTCTAAGGGACCAGTCTTTGATGGTTACAATTTAAAGTCATTACCTGCGGTACCTCGTCAGCGTTTAATCCAATACCCACTGTTCTGCTATGACCGAGAGACTGATAAGTTCGGTGTTGAAGAGGGATACGAAGGATCAGCATATGATCGTATGAGCCAACTAGAGCAGGTAGAAAATGTTGGCGATACAGTTAGAGTTCAAGACTTCAGAACAGGTGAGTCATATCTTGGCCTTATTGAAGAGCTTAGTTTTGTAAACAGAACGCCATCAGGTGCAAGGTTTTCTGGCTATGGAGGAACATTACTAGTAACGATTAGATCTATTTCATAGGAGAGATATGTCCCCGACTGACTGGGCTACATTTGCTGTAGCTATAACTACTTTAATTGGAACACTAGCAATGGGTGTAAGACATTTAGTTAAACACTATCTATCTGAACTTCGCCCGAATGGTGGCTCAAGTTTGCGGGACCAGGTCAATCGGCTTGAGGAAAAAGTTGACACCTTGTATCACATATTAATTCAGAAATGAGTAACGATGAAATTTGTTGTAAAGAAGGCAACACCTGCTGCAATAGCAGTACTAAGACAAGCGACAGCATTTTGGCCGAAGCGCAAGAAAGCCTCAGACGGACTCTTGCCTTCATCGGCACACATTAAACAAAGTCCTAACTCAGATCACAATACTGGTCTAGCAGTTGATCTAACCCACGATCCAGATAATGGAGTGGATTGCAAGGATATCTATAAGAGATTACAAGATGATCGTAGAGTTAAGTATCTAATATTTACTGGTAAAATTTGGAACCAAGCAGATGGTGAAAGAGCTTATAACGGTAGCAACAAACATAATAAGCACTTGCATATATCTATCAAGGATCAATATGCCAAAGATGATTCCAACTGGTTCAGTTGGATGGGTGATGTGCCTAAGAAGTTAACACTTCCTAAGCCACTACCTAAAAAGAAACAGGAGAAACAATGAAGGATCTACTAAAGAAGTTAACAAGCAAGAAGGCTAAGGCTGCATTTAAGTCTTACCTACGAGCTGTACTTGCTTCAGCAGTAACAATGGGATTAGCACTTGCGGCTGACCTAGCACCAGAGTATGCAATTCTTGTAGGCTCTATTGCAGGACCATTAGCTAAGTGGGCTGACAAGACTGAGAAAGAGTTCGGTCTTACCAAGTAGTTTTACTACCGCGAGGCAACACAGAGGCCGCCCTTAACGGGGCGGCTTCTTTTTTTATGCCCTTTTTAGGTGCAAATAGTGGCGAGTTGAGGCTGTTTTAGAAGTGGGTAGGGATAATCTATGGGTAGCTAAAACAAAATGGCCCAACTCGTTAAGCCTAAGTTAATAGAAGTTACTCTGGCCTATCTAAAGGTGTTGGAACTATAACCAAGTTACCGCAGTTGGCACACTCACCGTCTAGGTGGTACCAAGATAGTTCATAATCGTAGAAGGATGCCATAATTGTAAAGGTCATTGAACCGCAGGGACAGGCGTGTAAAGGTCCGAGGTCTCTTAGATCAGAACCAAACTTTGGTGGTATGTTCTCTTTGTTTTTTCGCAGCCTTGGTAGACGGAGCATAAAGACCGTACCGTTGCGGCGCTTTAGAGCGCCGCCCGTTTTTATTCGCCTCACGGCTCATATTGTAATCAATTCCGAACCCACTAAGTGAGAATATACGCGGCGTGTCGTTAGTGGAGTATTAATCTTTCTTCCACTACCATTATCCATAAGAGATAGGAGATGGATAGTGACTACAGTTGTTGGTGTACAAGGTAAAACCTTTTGTATCTTAGCTGCGGATTCGCAGATCACAGAAGATAACCTCAGAACTATATCTTTAAAGACTCCAAAGATAATTGAGAAGGGTCAGTATCTACTAGCAATTACTGGTGATACTAGACCAGGAGATATTCTTACCTATAACTGGAATCCACCATCATATAAAGTTACCTATGATCCAGTGCAGTTTATGGGCAAGAAGATTATTCCTTCCATTATTCAAACCTTTAATGATAATGGTTATGCTTGGAATGATAATGATAAAGACAAAGAAGCTGGCTTTGATTACCTACTAGCTTTCAATGGGGTTATATTTCATATCGCATCTGATATGTCCTTTATACAATCAGAGGCTAACTACTATGGCATTGGTTCAGGTGGTCAGTTTGCATTAGGTTATATGTACCACAAACGAAGTGATAAATACTTAGTGCAAGATGAGGCAGCAGAGTTGGCACAAAGGGCAGTTGAGATAGCATCTCTACTTGATATTAATACCTGTCCTCCGATACAAATAGCGGTACAAAAGAAGAGGGTAAAATGAGAGAAATACTTTTACAATTAGAGTGGTCTTTACTAGATTTAGAAATGTATAGGTTTATTTTAGAGTGGATAGTTAGGTTGGGATTATGAAACACGATGAATTATTATCTGGAATAAAAGAACTTGAACATTTATCAGAAGGTATGTGGGGAACTACCGCCCTTCGTGCAGTAGTGGAGTTACATACTCCATACTCTATGGAGACTGGAGATGGAGAAGTACTTGGTTGTTCTTGCATACCAGAACTGCCAGCATTTTTAAATCCATACCCTTGCCCTACTATTCAGGCTATTGAAAAGGAATTTTAATGTCAGATCCAAAGGCACTACTGCTTGAGGTACTACGAGCTAAGGATGCTAGTAGGGCTAGATCTAAGCAGACACAGGTAGGTCCATCAGAGTTAGGTGGTTGCCGTAGAAAAGTTTGGTATCGTCTTAACGATCAACCTGAAACTAATGAGAACGAATTAAAGTTAGCAGCGATTATGGGTACTGCTATCCACGCTACTATTGAAGAGGCTATTAGAACAGTTGACCCAAAGGGTGAGAAGTATTGGGTTGAAACTGCAGTTGAATATTCTGGGATGAAAGCGCATATAGATCTATTCATTCCAGAGTCAGGCGATGTTGTAGATTGGAAGACAGTTAAGAAACAAAACCTTTCTTACTTTCCTTCAACTCAACAGCGTTGGCAAGTTCAGGTCTATGGCTACTTGTTAGACAAGTCGGGCAAGGGGAAGGTCCGAACTGTCAACCTTGTAGCCATAGCCAGGGATGGTGATGAGAGAGATGTTGTTGTACATTCAGAACCTTACGATCCTAGTATTGCTGAAGAAGCTCTTAACTGGTTAAGCGCAGTTAAAGAGTCAGAGGTAGTACCAGATCCTGAGCGAGATCAAAATTACTGCAAGTCTTATTGCAAGTACTTTGATGAGACAGGTGAGATCGGTTGCTCTGGCTTAAAAAAAGAACGTATCAAAGATGAGTTGCCTCTTATAGAAGATGGCAATGTTGATCACTCAGCTTTGATGTACTTACAACTTGATCAACAAATAAAAGAGTTAACTGAAAAGCGCGACTCATTACGAACTGCGTTTGACGGTATAACTGGAGAGACTGCTAGTGGTGTTCAGATCACCTGGACAACTGTTAATGGTAGGTCTACAGTTAACACAGCCGAAGTAGAAAAACTACTAGGCTTTGTACCAAAGGTGGAGGGACAACCTTTCGCTAGATTAAATATAAAAACAGGAGGAAAATAAATGGCTGCACCTGAATCAACAAAGTTTCAGATCAACTACAAGTTAGCTGATGGAACTTTAGTTAATCTATATGCAATAAGTCAGGCTGAATTAGAGGCATCTCTAACTTCAATCGCTGATCTATCAACATTAATTACATCAACTGGCACCACACTTGGTGCTACTGCACAACCATCAGGTGGCGCAGTTGCTTATGCTAAGAAAGCATTGGGTGCTACAGCAGTTGCACCATCAGGAGATGCACCTGATTGCAAGCACGGGTCAATGAGTTTCCGTTCAGGTCAAGGAACGAAAGGTCCTTGGAAGGGATGGATGTGCGCTGCACCTAAGGGTGCAACAGATAAGTGCGATACAGTCTGGATTAGATAACTAATGCGGGGGCCTGCTTCTTACGAGGACCCACTTTGTCAAGAGATCTCTACTGAATTATTCTTTCCAGAGATTGGTGAAGACAGAGTACTGCTAACGCAGTTGAAATCAATGTGCAAGAGATGTCCCCACTTTCAAGAGTGTGCAGAGTGGGGCATCAAGAATGAGAAGTATGGAATATGGGGCGGTCTTAGTTCACAAGAACGAATAAGGATTCGCAGACAACGAGGGATAACCTTGAGAGAGGCAGACGTTGCTTAACTTACGCAGAGCTTGGAATAGCACAACTACAAAGGCTACTCCTCTACCTGATGTTTGGAATGATTTAAAAAACAAACAGATCAGGTTTAGAAGAGGGCAGGTTTGTATGGTTGCTGCTGCACCAAACGCTGGTAAGTCTATGTTTGCTTTAATCTATGCAATCAAGGCCAATGTTCCAACACTTTTCTTTTCTGCAGATACTGATATAGCTACAGTAATGATGAGGACTGCAGCACATATCTCAGGTCATAATCAAACACTGGTGGAAGAGAACTTAAATAAGAGTAATCATTTCTACGACTCTAAGTTTGATCAAGTAAAGAATATAGAATGGGTCTTTGATTCATCACCATCACTAGATGATATTGAGTTAGAGATCAAGGCTTATATAGAACTTTATGGTATTCCACCAGAGTTGATAGTGATAGATAACCTAATGAATGTGGCAGCAGAATCAGATAATGAATGGGCTGGGCTTCGTCAGATAATGGTGGAGTTGCACGATATGGCTCGTCAAACTGAGGCTTGTGTAATGGTGCTACATCACGTCAGCGAACAGTCTGAGTATGGATCTACTACTGAACCACCTCATCGTAGATCTATTCACGGCAAAGTATCTCAGCTACCAGCAATGATTTTAACTTTAGGTTATGAACCTATCCAAAGTTTATTAAGAGTTGCTGCAGTTAAGAACCGCTTTGGTAAGCACACTGCTGATGGTAAGGATTACATTTCACTGTTTGTTAATTATGGCTCTTGTCAGATCTATGATTCTGATACCTATGGTCGTATGATTAGAAGGGATGCGGTACTAGAGGTTGGCTAATACGGAGATAAAATATGTCAAAAATAAAATTACTAAACTGGAAAGTGATTTTGCTGCTTTTAGTTCTATACTTATACAGGCGGGAATTGTTGAAGTATCTGAAGAAGATGGCGAGCAAACATACAGAGTAAACAAGGTAAAGGTAGATGAGCGCAAAGAATAAACGCAAGGGTGCATCCTTTGAACTAGATGTTATGAAGTGGTTTAGATCTAAGGGTGTTAATGCTGAGCGCTTACGCTTATCAGGACAAAAGGATGAGGGTGATCTAGTAGTTGTTGTTGCTGGAGAAACTTTTATCTTGGAGTTAAAGAACACTAAGTCAATGGATCTACCTCAGTTCTGGAGAGAGGCTGTTGTTGAAGCTCAGAACTACGCTAGTGCTAGAGGTATCAAGCCAGCACCATTGTCTTATGTAGTAGTTAAAAGGCGCAATGCAAGCATAGAACAATCTTGGGTAGTCCAAGATTTACAGCAATGGTTGGAGGATAAAGATGCCTGTCCCTAATGGAGAGATAACAAGTAGTAATATATTAAAACGAGAGCTACCCAAAATGGTTATGGTTACCTGTAATCACTGTGCTAAAAGGTATGAGATAGCACAGGAAAATATAAGGGTTGATAATTATTGTACGGAGTGCAAATGATTTGCGAACATTGCAAGAAGGGTGGCGAATCAAATGTTAAACGTAAGTTTAAGTTGGCTTATAGATACCATTGTAAATGCAAAGGAGATTGTGGATGTCAGCATCAGACTGGTCCAGGAGTAGGAAGCCTGGCAAAAGCAATGGCAGAACCGATGCGAACACAATACCCATTGGAGTAGTAGTTCAGTTTTATGGTGGTGAAGTAAGGGAAGGCAGAGCTTGTTCAGTTAGGTGTGTAATGCACGATGACTCTCGTAAGTCAGCAGTGATCAACACAGTGGAGAACCTATACTTCTGTCATACCTGCGGTAAGGGTGGAAACACTGTCAATGTTGTAATGGAAAAAGAGAGTTTGGAGTTTAAAGATGCTCTCGCAAGAGCAATTGAAATCATATCTGCAAGCGGCAACCCGCTACCAGCAGGGTCTAACCGTAGAAACCGCAACGTTTCTAAAAGAACGTGGCATATCTAAGGAGATAGCTGAGCCATTTGTTTTAGGTACAGTAGTTGATCCACTACCTGAGCATCAGGGCTATGAGGGTTGGCTATCTATTCCATACTTTACTGCTCTTGGTCTTTGTGTTGGCTTTAAGTTTAGAAGATTAGATGAGGGCAAACCTAAGTATGGTATGGCTATTGGTCAGAAGACCCACCTATTTAATGTTAGTGCTTTGTTAGAACCTAAGGACACTATCGCTGTATGTGAAGGTGAGTTAGATGCAATCATTTGTACTGGTGCATTAGGTATACCTGCAGTTGGAGTACCTGGTGTTGCTGCTTGGAAACCACACTTTGCAAAGATGATGAATGGATATGGCAGAGTACTTGTTATAGGTGATAACGATGTTAAAGAAGATGGTTCTAATCCAGGAGCTGAGTTTTCTAGGCGAGTAGCATCAGAGGTCATCAACGCCACGATCTGTGTGTTGCCACCAGGAATGGATGTAAATGAGGTATATTTAGCAAAAGGGATAGAAGAGACAAAACGGATATTGGGGGCAGTTAATGTATGAGGAACTCGGACCTGACGGAATTAGCCGTATGGTTAACGACTTATGGGATCTTGATAGACAAGATAGATTACGAAAGCGGAACGATCACAATATCGCCACCACCAACGAAGGAGTAGATAAAGATTTCATCTCCAATATGTGGAAGGTTATGGATAGTGCTGGCAATCTACTCATAGATAAGCACAAAGACTACGGCCCAACTAATATTTCTAATGCACCTGGCGGTGCGCTTAATGGATTAAGAGTGCGTATGCACGACAAGACTGCTCGCATCAATCATCTAATAGATACTGGCGCTGTGCCTACTAATGAATCTTTGAAGGATAGTTTTGTAGATCTACTTAACTATTCAGCTATTGCGATTATGGTTTTGGAAGGTACTTGGCCTAAGTAATTCAGCACACCTAGTAGATAAGAAGCGTAGACAAGTAGATGACTAAAGAATTACACCCGATTATGGCAGACCTAGTACCAGCAGTGGCTAACTCTATTGCTCGTAGGTTTAAGGGTTGGGTAGAGCGAGATGATGTTAAGCAAGAGCTTTATCTTTGGGCATTAGGTAGACAAAGCCAGTACTTAGATCAACTTAATGAAGAGAACAAAGAGAAGCGTGAGTACAGTGTAAGCAGAATTGCATACCAAATGCGTAGGATTGCAGAGAAGTATGCTCGTAGGGAGAAGGCTCGTAAGGCTGGTTACCACACAACAGATGAAGCCTTCTACGATACTGCAACTATCGCTAGATTAATGCCATCTATCTTACAATCTGTAATAGAAGGAACCATACTAGAGCAAGCACAAGATTTAATAAATGATGGACAACCTCGTAAGCAACCAGCCCCTGCTGAGGGTGGCAACCTCCTTGCTATCTTAATAGATGTAAAAAGATCATACTTAAAGTTAGAAGAAGAAGACAAGACCATACTTCGTATGCGCTACTACGATAACAATACTCTTCAAGAGATATCACAATACTTAGAGTGTGCTGTGTCTACTGCTGATCGCAGGTGTACCTCAGCTCTGCGTAGATTACAAGATCTACTGGGAGGTGATACACCTTGGAATTAAACAAAATCTACAATGAAGATTGTTTAGAAACTATGAAAGGTATGGATGATAATTCTATAGACTTGACTATTACATCTCCACCTTATGATTCACTTAGAGTTTATAACGGGTATTCATTTAATTTTGAATCTATATCTAAAGAGTTATACCGTACTACTAAACCTGGTGGTGTGTTGGTATGGATAGTAGGAGATGAAACTGTAAAGGGTAGTGAAACTGGTACATCTTTTAGACAAGCGCTTGGATTAAAAGATGCTGGGTTTAATCTGCACGATACTATGATCTGGCGTAAGACAAATCCAATGCCTAAGTTTAAACACAAACGTTACTCCTGTGTCTTTGAATATATGTTTGTTTTATCTAAAGGACAACCTAAAACTTTCAATCCTTTAATGCAACCAAATAAAAGAGCTGGTGAACTTTATGATTACACAGCTAAATTAAAAACTACAGGTAAAGTAAGACAGAAAAAAACATTCAATATAAACAGTGAAAGATACCGAGATAATATATGGGAGATAGCTGTTGCAAGAAATGACACCGATCATCCTGCTGTTTTTCCTGAGATTCTAGTATCAGACCACATATTATCTTGGAGTAATGAGGGAGATATTGTTTATGATCCATTTATGGGATCAGGAACTACTGCTATTGCTGCTAAGAAACTTAATAGAAACTATATAGGTAGTGAGATTAGTCAAGAGTACTGCGTCATTGCATTAAGTAGGATATAGTGGATATCTTAAGAGAGTCTGAACTATTTGATTACTTAAAAGAGTTTCACTTTTCTGACCTAAGTAAAAGTGAAGATGAGTTTGATAGTTTTGATTGTGTGAGTATGGAACATAAGATGTTTATTGAATTGAAATCTAGGAAGACACATTATGACGATCTTTTAATAGAGGAACACAAGTACTCCTCTCTCATAATGGCAGCTGGTATCAGGTCCCTTACTCCCTGGTATATCAACTCCACACCTAACGGCATCTGGGGGTTTAACCTCTCTAAACTCCCGATGCCTAAGTGGGAAGACAAGTGGCTACCAATTACTACTGAGTTTGCTAATAAGAAAAGCAGGTCTAAGCCTGTTGGTTATCTAAACATTAAAGATGGGGAAGAGTTATGATCTACGAATACAGGTGCAACACCTGCAACCTAGTCAAGTCAGTTGAAAGATCTATCTATGACAGTGAGGATATACCCCTGTGCTGTGGCGATCTAACCAGCAGGGTATTCTCGCCCCCTCCTATTAGCTTTAGAGGTAGCGGGTTCTATACAAATGATAAATGATCTGATATAGTTCTACTACCTTGCTGGATTTTCCAGTATAGAGTGCTGGCAATAGCCCCTTCGGTTCCTATCCCGAAGGGGTTTTTGTCTTTAACAATTAAAAAAGCCCCGCAGTAAATGAACAAAACTGCGGAGCTTTCGCTGTCCCTAGGAAGGAAGGAACTCTATTATATCAACACTAATAACTGCATACCAATTTCTCTAGTATATATGGGTGGTATCGCTTCTACCAACTCTCCCCATATCATCCAGTCAATTCCCATAGCCTCTCTTGCTTCCTCAATACTCTTGGCAGTGTGACCGCCCTTTGGTATCTCATCTCGCATAGATCCATAAACTCCTACTGGCTTGCCCTGTGATTTATGATCGCAAGGTGAACCAACAATAGGTAAATTACTTTCAAATCTTCTATGCCTTCTAACCTTTAATCCAAAATATGAACCACACATTTGTATTGGGTTAATTAAAGGTGAGCCTGGCACATTTTCAATTACATAAGGTTTGCCACTTGCTATCAAAGCTTCTCTTGTTTGTGGTATTAGATCTATCTTATCTGTTGATTTACCCTGAGCATTACGTAAATGTTGAGTAATGCTGTGAGTTTGGCAAGGAGGACTGGCAGCTATTACATCAAATGATTTAAGGAAATCCATATCCTTCATTAACTCCAGACAGTCAGCCTGAATAAACTCAAATGGATAACGCTTCTGTTTCTTTATATCCACACCCACTACCTCAAAGCCTGCTAACTGGTAGCCCTTGCTTGCACCACCAGCTTTGCAGTATAGATCAAGGAGTTTCATCAGTAATATCTATGCTTGAGAAAGAACTTGTGTGCTTTACAAGGTGTTTGGTATCGCTTAGAAATATATTTAAGACCTCGCAAGATCTGATACTCAGGTCTGCTATCTGTTTCTCTAAGGAGTTGAGCAATTCCGTAAGCACTTGATCCCTGTTTGTTGATTGCATAGTTATCAAACCTGCTTTCACTGGTCCAAAGGGACTTGAGGCACTCCCACTCTCTTCCTTGCCACCCGAAACCAGCCTGAGCGTAGTCTTTTGAGAGCTTTCTATTACGGTTCTTTTCATCTTGCGTTGCCTTCCTATTGGATATAACACCATCAGGTATCTTACCTACTGGTGGTGGAAATAATTTATCTTGACCTACTACCAGCAGACCTAGTGCTACCACTAATATCAAGCCACTTCTTACCCATTTGATCATCGGCCTCAATCTCTTCCTCAAGGTAAGCACGATATACATTTGGGTAATCTCTACTCAAACGGGCTAACGCTCTGTCCCTTGCTCTTCGGTAGTTTCTTCGGCGAACGGCTTGTGCCTTAGCGGTTTCTATTCTCCGTTCTGTCTTGCTCAATTACTCCACCTTTCCATACAGTTTGCGATAGTAGATAATACTATGGAAGTAATCTCAATCTGAGGCGACACCTCCTTGGCATCTTCCTCATCTGTTAGCCACTCTTGAACATAAATCTTACTGTCTAAAGGGCTATTGCGATACCACTTTAACGCCTCTGAAGGGCTTTCTCCGCCCCATATAGCTAGATTTTGAGCGTCTGATACCTCATAAAAGATCACTCTCTTTAATGACCCGTTGCGTAGCTCTAATACATTACTCACTTGCTCTCCTTCTCTCTCATTACTCTCTTATCCTCGCACTCTGAACAGGTATCGGATTGATACTCCACTCTGTCATACATAACATCACACTCATTACAGTTGATTAACTCCTCATAGCCCCCACTCAGGGCAAACTCATCTCCCGATAGGTAGCGTGGCTCACTCATAAGTCCCCTTAAATCTATCGGTAATAA